GTCCTCCACACCCTCGCCCACCGTCTCCAAGTCCCACACTGTGCCTCCAAAAGCGGGACTACCCGCTCACAGCAACAGTGCAGGAACTCAATCCCACAACCCAGCGCAGCCCGCGACAAACTTGGGCCAAACCCCAAACTTCTCGTGGACCTTGCACACTTCCAGAGACCGGCCCTCCTGCAAAGGAAGAGACATCAAACGGAGCAAGTCACGTGCTGCAGAGAAAGAAAACTCCTCCGGCATCCAGACTTGAGCTCCGGCAATTGTCGGGTCGCAAACGTATCCAGCTCCGTGTAGGAAGATGTTGGTGGACAGAGCCACCTTCACTCCCATCAACCTCTGTTCGTACAGCGAATCCAGACAACCCCTTTCCTTGCTGAGAACTTTGCTCAACGTTCTGTGGCTTTCGGCAAGAGGAGTCAAGAGGTGGCCTTGAAACGCCACGAGTCTTCTCCCCACAAACGTCGGAGCCATCGGCCAATCTGTCTCCTTCATCTCTGTCAGATCCATCTGGCCCTCCAACTTCACCTCCCAAGGGTAGTTTTGCCGCCAAAATTCCAAATAACGTCGGAGAAATTCTCCATGGTCCAACTTGGCGAAAATCCAGCTGCGATTGTCGTCTCCGCAAACCTCGAAGAATACTTGGCGCAGCGTTTCCGCCAAGCTCTTGCACTCAATTCCAAAGGTAGACAAAACACGATCGCACGCTTGCCAGCTGATCGCCGCATTGAGGATGCAATTTATTCGGAGAGTATTTGCACCTCCCGATGGGTTGCCATTGCTTTTCAAGCGGACGACTCCGTCCGGGCACAACAACAAAGAGTTGATTGTGCTCTCACAGATCGAATTCATCAACGCTCGCGGCATTCCAACACAAAGGGGATAAAAATAATCCCAAAACAAAGCTCGCAGGGCCGTGGCTTGTGCCAGACGGTCCCATCCAACGATATCACTCGAAAAAACAAACTTCGCTCTTCTATACAACTCACTTCGGATTTCGTCAACCGGGTGGAATGGGTTGACTCCCGTCTCAAAAATCGCCTCATTGACGGAATCAGGACTTCCAGCCTGCCCCGTCCAAATGGTGTCGCTTTCGCCGAAACACCAAGCCCAGAAGAGTTTCAAATTTATGTCGCTGGCCTGAATAGACCTTCCACGACGAGACGAGAG